TCGAAGTAGAATATTGGCCAGTTATCAAACCATTTCTTATTTTTCTAAAAGCAATTAAAAATGACGAATATACAAACATAGATATGGATAAAAATGTCGTTGAAAAACTTCGGGAGATATAAATAGACTTATGGGAATTCTAAAATCTGCCGCAGACCTGGTATATACACTTCGATTTTTAAAGTTGTTAACTACACCTTTTGAAAAATTGGGTGCATATGAGATTGGTCTTATCGATAAAGATGGTGTGGTAGATAAGAAAAGAAAAGCAGAACTTAAATTAACAATGGATGGTAGAATGGACTTGTCTACTCATTACACTACATTTCTACGTCTTGTTATTAGATTAAAATCATTATTAGCAAAAATACCTGGTGGTAAATCATTTGTTGCAAGATATGGTGCCGCACTGGCACTTATCAAAGAACATGGCGAACTATCAGATAAGAATCTACTTAAGATTCACGAAGCAACAGGTATTGATATTCTAGATGTACTTGCAGAAGATACACAATGGTTTATGTTAGAAGACAAACAATTATCTCCTGGTGTTTATAAAATGAAACATGATAGTATGACTCGAATTTATACTGACACGTATAAAGATGACAAAGTAAGAATTCTTGAAGAAGAATCAACTCCTGTAGACGAAGTTTTAGGACTTGACATATATTCTGCAATCCATTTGCCAACCAATCAAAAAATGTATGTGACTACAGGAGATATTACCAAGTGAGATTTGATACTTACGTAAAAACTCAAGAACTAACAGAAGGCACATTCTTGTTTGAACAACAAGTGCATCGTGAATTACAAGAATGTACTTACGAAGATTGGTGTATGTTATTAGAAGACGAAAAGAAACCTTGGTGGCAAGATAAAGGTGAAAAGTTTCAACAAGACTATATTAAAAAGAATCCACAATCTGATACTGCAAAAGCAATGCGGTCTTATCTATCAACTAAAGACACACCTACTACTGATACTGATACTGATAAAAGTGTTGATACTAAAACAAGTTCTGCAGATGCAGACGAACCGAGTAAAGATAGATACAACGAACCTTTAAGTAAACACCCAACATTAAAAAAAGCATTAACAAGTGAAGTCAATAATTTAGTAAAAGACGTAGGCGTTGAACGAGACAATCTAGTAAACGCAATCAAAGAAAAAAGTGTCTTTAAAGCAGTTAAGGCAGTTGGTATGGGTGGTGGTAAAGTTGCACTAGACGGAATGAAAACAATAGACAGTGCAGTAAATTTTGCCGCAGATAAAGTGGCGGCAACAAAAGCAGTGCAAGGACTACAGAAAGGACTTATAAAAGTAGACTCGTTCTTAGACCAATATCCTAAGTTAAAAAAAGTGAGTGGTGTTGCGATTGGTGGGTTTTTAACTTATCAGTGGTTGCAAATGTCGTTCTCAGGTAATTTAGATAGTGATTATGACTTGTCAAATATACCAGAAGCAATTGCAGGTAATATTGGATTTACTGACATACTGGCAACTCCAGCAGGTGTAAAAGGTATGGGACTACTTGCCGCTGGTATTGCAACAGGTGGTTTGACTGCATTATGGTTAGGTGGTAGAAAAGGACTAATGTTAGCGGCCGCATATACAGGTGCAAAGAAATTAGGGGATAAAAAAACTGAAAACAAATTATTCACAAAAATGCGACAACTCGTTAAAGGTGATACAGGAGACTTAGATAACAAAGATAGGGAACCTGAAGAACCAGTAAAAGATGAACCTGAAGAACCAGTAAAAGATAAATAGAACTATGAAGAAATGCGATTGTGAAGACTTGTTAGTAGAACAAGCAGAGTATCAAGGAAAGAAGGTCAAACTCAATGACCCTATCCGTACATCTGAAAACCCCAATAAAAAATTTAAAGTATACGTAAAGAATGAAAAGGGTAAAGTCGTAGTAGTTAGATTTGGTGACCCAAACATGGACATCAAAAGAGACGACCCAGGAAGACGAGCATCTTTTAGAGCAAGACACAATTGCGACAATCCAGGTCCTAAATGGAAAGCACGATATTGGTCATGTTATCAGTGGAGAGGAAGTGCAAAGGTTGACAATTAAAAACTAAAATTTTTAATTGTATATATAAGAATAGGAGAAAAGTATGTTAAGTTTATTAGGTAGTTTATTAGGATTTGGGGGTTCAATAATCCCAGGCATACTAGATAGTTTCAAGAAAAAACAAGACCAGAAATACGAACTTCGTAAGTTAGAAGTTCAAGCAGAAATCAACAGAGAGAATTTAGAACATCAAGCAAGACTTCAAAAAGAACTTGGAAAACAAAAGATAGAATTATTCCAAGCACAAGCAAAAGATAAAGAACACGAGAGATTAATACAACACGATATAGTGTTGCAATCAGGCACAGGATTTATAGGTGGATTAGCAAGGTCAGTCAGACCAATCATTACTTATGCGTTTTTCCTTTTGTTCGCAGTCATAGAAGGCACATTACTCTATGGGGCACTACAAGCGGGAACAGACTTTCAAGAAGCAATCAATATATTATGGGACGAAGATACCAAGGCAATCTTCGCCGCAATAATATCTTTTTGGTTTGGGTCTCGTGCAATAGATAAGAATCGTTCAAAATAATCATTGACAACTCTATTTAATTAGAGTATAATAGTCCACACTTTAACTTTCACAAGGAGAGAACTTGGACTTAAATATTGACAAAAAACGAGATAAACTACTAGAAGATTATTCAGTAGGAATGTTAAAAGACTTTTATCTTACAGATTATGAAAAATCACCACAAGAAGGATTTGCACGTGCCAGTTTAGCATGGTCAAACTACGACAATAAAACAGACAAAGAACTTGCACAACGACTTTATGACTATGTGAGTAATAAGTGGTTTATGTTTGCATCTCCAGTTCTTTCTAACGCACCTAACGGACAAAATAAAAAGAGTAAGGGTATGCCTATATCTTGCTTTTTAACATACGTTCCAGACACCTTAGAAGGTCTTATCGAGCATTCTAGTGAACTGCGTTGGTTATCTATCATGGGTGGTGGAGTTGGCGGTCATTGGTCAGATGTAAGAACAGTATCAGACATTGCACCAGGACCAATACCTTTTCTACATACTGTTGATGCAGATATGATTGCGTATCGTCAAGGTAAAACACGTAAGGGTTCTTATGCGGCATATATGGATATCTCTCACCCAGACATCATGGAGTTTCTAAACATACGTATACCAACTGGAGATGTCCAACGTAAAGCACTTAATATTCACAACGCAATTAATATTACTGATAAATTTATGGAAGCAGTCATGACAAATAGTAATTTTGACTTGGTTGACCCGAATGACAAGTCAGTAAAAGAAACGGTCAGTGCAAGAAAACTATGGGAGAGAATACTTGAGATAAGATTTAGAACGGGAGAACCATATCTAAACTTTATTGATACTGCAAATAGATATCTACCACAACCACTCAAAGATAAAGGACTTGAAATACATGGAAGTAATCTATGTAATGAGATACACTTACCAACAAGTCCTGAGAGAACTGCAGTTTGTTGTCTATCATCTTTAAATCTAGAATACTATGACGAGTGGAAAGATACTACTATTGTAAGGGATTTAATAAGAATGTTAGATAATGTGTTGGAGTACTTCATACAGAACGCACCTGACTCGATTTCTCGTGCAAAGTACTCTGCTATTCGAGAAAGAAGTTTGGGTCTTGGTGCAATGGGATTTCACTCTCTTCTACATAAACATGGTGTTGCATGGGAATCTGAGTTAGCAAAAGAGATTAATGAACAAGTATTTAGTTTCATTCACGATGAAGCACACGCAGAAACAGAACTACTTGCAAAAGAAAGAGGAGAATATCTTGACGGAAAGGGTTCGGGTAAAAGAAACGCACACTTGACTGCGATTGCCCCAAATGCATCTAGTGGTGTTATTCTTGGAACAAGTCCTTCTATTGAACCACTGAAAGCAAATGCATATACACACAGAACTCGTGCGGGTAGTTTTCTAGTAAAGAACAAATACTTAGAACAACTACTTGAGTCTAAAGATATGAATAATGATAGTATTTGGAGTTCTATAATAACAAATAAAGGGTCTGTACAACACTTATCCTTTCTTACAGAAGGCGAAAAAAGTATATATAAAACTGCAGACGAATTAGACCAAAACTGGATAGTTCAACACGCAGGAGACAGACAGAAATATATATGTCAAGGACAATCTGTTAATCTTTTCTTTCCTGCGGGTGCAGATAAATCATATGTAAATAAAGTTCATCTACGTGCATGGAGTCACGGGTTGAAAGGTCTTTACTATCTACGAACAGAAGCAAAGTCTCGTGCAGAGAATGTTTCAGAGAAAGTAGAACGTGTTGCATTGCAAAGTGATACAAGTACAATCGTATATACCAAACCGAATTGTCCTTTCTGTCAACTTGCAAAAGAAGAACTGAAACTTCGTGGTATACCATATGACGAGATTAATCTTGAAGAGATTGGTAAAACTGCAAGAGAAGTAACGGGTCGAAAAGGAGTCAAGACAGTTCCACAAATATATTTACAAGGTGAATATGTTGGGGGTTATGAAGAACTCATGGAACTATTTGACAAAACAGAAATCGAAGAGTCGGAAGACTGCAAAGCATGTGAAGGATAACAATGGCACTATTAGAATTTTCAAAAACATACAAACCCTTTCTCTACCCTTGGGCAGTAGAATTAACTAAAAAACACGAAGAGATACACTGGATAGAAGATGAAGCAGAACTATCCGAAGATGTTCAAGACTGGAGAACTAAACTCACAGACGATGAAAAGTTATTCATCACACAAGTATTAAGATTGTTTACACAATCAGATGTACAAGTAGGAGAGAACTATCACGAACTCCTAATCCCTAAATTTAAAAACAACGAAGTCCGAAACATGTTATCTTCTTTTGCAAATAGAGAAGGTGTACACCAACGTGCATACGCACTACTGAATGACACACTTGGTTTACCAGATGAAGACTTTAGTGCATTTCTAGAATACAAAGAAATGGCAGACAAGATTGATTTCATGAAAGATGGCGATATTTCAAGTCATACAGGTTTAGCACTAGCACTAGCACAATCAGTATTCAACGAAGGATTATCAGTCTTTGCATCTTTTGTAATGTTATTAAACTTTCAGAGATTTGGTAAGATGAAAGGTATGGGCACAATCGTTGAGTGGTCTATTCGTGACGAGACTTTACATGTACAAGGTAATGCAAAACTGTTTAGAGATTTTTGTGGTGAACATACACGTATTGTCACAGATGAACTTAAATCTAAAATCTATCAGATTGCAAAAGATGTAGTTAAGTTAGAAGATAAGTTTATTGACCTTGCTTATAATGACCATGAAATAGAAGGTCTTAAGAAAGAAGATGTTAAGCAATATATCAGACACATCGCAGACCGAAGATTATTACAACTTGGCATGAAACCAAACTTTAAAGCAAAAGACAATCCACTACCGTGGTTAGATTGGGTACTCAATGGTGCATCACACGATAACTTCTTTGAAAAGAGAGTTACGGAGTATTCTGTCAATGGTCTAGAAGGCGATTGGGGTTGGGAGAATGTGGACGAACCACAACAACTCGAAAGAATTGAAGATAAACTAGATGATTTAGTTGCAAATGTGGGTTGTTAGTTTTGGAAGAAAAAGAGTATGAGATAATCTGTCATGTATGCGAGTCTCATACTCACATCATCATAGATAATGATGAAGAACCTTTATACTGTCCCATGTGTGGAGTAGATGCAATAGAGATAAATGAACTCTAAATAGTTCATAATGAAATTCAATCTTGATACTATATTTACAGATACAGAATTTAAAGAATTAAAAGAACTATCTAAAACTCTCGACTATAAACCTATAGTACCAAAAAATACTCTTCACATATACAGATATTTATTTTCAATCTTTAAAACTGCATCTGAAACGCCAAATAAATTTACAGATAAAATAAAAGAACATTTTAAAATAAATTTAAATTTGCAATCTTGGTATTTTATAGAATATCAAGAAGGTGCATTTGCAACTCCACATAAACATGAAGATGCGGCAAGTCTTATTTCAACAACAACATTAATATCTGAACCAAATGAATTCAAAGGTGGTGATTTTTATATTAATGAGTATGCTAATTCAGAATCTCCATATCAAAGACAAAAAATTAAAATGAAAGCAAATGAAACTTTTTTAATACCAGGCGATGCATTACATTCTGTAACAGAAGTTACAGAAGGAGTAAGATTAGCACTAATTACATGGTGGGGTAATAATAGTGCTATGGTTCAGGCACTACACGATAGAGAATAAATATATAAAGTTATGTGGTATTATAATGATGAACCATTTAATATGAGTGAAGAAGACCTTGAGAACTATCAAGGTTTTGTCTACGAAGTAACAGAACTTGAAACTGGTATGAAATATATAGGTAAGAAATTCTTTTGGAAAAAGAAAGTTCTACCTAAAAATAAATCAAGAAAACGTAAAATCATAACCAGAGTTCAGTCAGACTGGAAAACATACCATGGTTCTTCTGCAGAAGTAAAACAACTTGCAGAGCAAGGATTTAAGTTTACTAGAAAAATATTACAATTATGTCGAACAAAAGGTGAGTGTTCTTACTACGAAGCAAAACTTCAATTTGAAAATGATGTTCTATTGAGAAACGACTATTTCAATGAGTTTATTGGTTGTAAGATACATTCTAAGTTTATTAAGGAGATGAAGAATGATTATTTCAAGAGAACTGATAAATCCTAATATTATCATAAATGGCATGACATATGAAAAAATATGTCAGAGAATTAACAAATTCAAACACATGTTTCTTGACAGAGGCATGAAACAACATGATAGTATTAGTGTCACAACATTAAATTGTCCAAGTGATTATTATGCGGCCTTGTTTGCGGCATGGGAACTTGGTATGAAAGTTATTACCTGCTCAGATAGAATATTAAAAACAAGAAAAGATGCAAAACACATGTTAGATGCTGTCGAACATATGATTACCACTATCAGTAAGTCCTTTCGTGGTTATCAAGAATTTTGTGTACATGATTTAAATAAACCATTAGACCCAAACAACTCAGGTGGTTTGACTCGTATGGATTTAAAAGATGGTCTTTATGCTGATGTAATAAATTTATATAATCATTGGGAAAACGAACAAGGCACAGACAATGTTATGTTGATGGACGATGTTGCACCATATCCTGGCACACCTATTCAACCTTGGGAAGTGAGTGAAGATTCGTCTGCAGTTATGTCTATTGACCCATGCATGGACATAAAAGAAATTGATGAATGGTGGCACCCTGATTATTTTACACACAAACAAATTATCGAGTCTGTAAAACAATACTCGTTTCCTTACAAAAAATGTGCAATGTCTAGAACAATTCATCACAATAGATGTATTGATTACTACTTTTTACCAGCACTAATGAATTGTGAAGAAATATTCGATGTCACGTTAATGGACCACACTGAACGTCCTGAAGAAGCATTTATTTACGAATACGTTACAGACTATGCAGTTAAGGCAGTTCGTGAACATGAAATAGAAAGAATACTATTTCCTGACCCAGAATCACTTGAGTTTTTTAAAAGTAAACTTACAGAACCTTTTACACATGAAGTTTTATACAATGTCGGTAAACAAGAAATTAGTTCTAAAACTAGAGTAGTAGATGATGCTGGTGTTGACATAGAAACAGGTAAGTTTGTTGGATAATGATAATTAGTCGTGACATTATTAATGATGAAATAGATTTTGATGATAATAAATCAAAAGCGGACCTTATCTATGAAATAAGACAATGGAAAATGTTACTCAAAGAGAACTACAATGTTCGTAAAGGAGAAACAATTGCTATTGGTATTCTAGATGTAAATCATTTACATTTAACATCTATTATTGCATGTGCCGAGTTAGGTCTAAAAATATTTTTGATTGATGCTCCAGCAACAGAAGAGTCTTTACCTTATACAAAAATTGCACTTCATGGTCCTGTTGATTATTTGATTCATGAAAATTTTTCAGGCGATGACCTTTATGGTGGTCTACATGGCAAGATGATTCGTGAATATAGTAAAGAACTAATTGATGCACGAGAACTTAAATTAAAAGTACCAACAGGTATGGACTACATTAGTGAAGTATCAGAAGATGATATTTTTATGATTAGTTCTACTTCTGGTTCTACTAAACCTTCTCGTAAAGTTGAATTTACACACAAAGAAATATACGCAATAGCAAAAAGAAATATTGATGTCTTTAAATTAAAACCAGATACAAAGATTTTACATAGTAAAAATATGCACCATATTAGTGCAATGTTGTGTACACTTTTACCATCACTTATGGTAGTTAAAAAACATAGGTCGTTTACTTTAGCAGAATTTACTAAATGGCAAGGCGCAAATCTTCATTTGATGGATTTTAATCATGTAATGATACCAAACGAAAAGATGTTAGACTGGTTTATTGAATTCTTTGAGAAAAATGGTGGACTAAAAGAACTCACAACATTAGTTATGTGTGGATTTGCAATGACACAAAAACATGTAGATATGTGTAAAAAATACAACGTAGAGTTTATTTCACATTACGGTAGTGTAGACACTGCAATTCCATTATTAGTGAATTATATTGATAGTGACTCAGAACACACTCCAGACTCTCTAGGAGTCGCTCCAGACGATTTTTATGACATAGACGTATCACCCACTGGTCACGTATCTGTAAACACCCCTATGTGGTCTGAAAGACGTGCTATGGACGATATATTAGAAATAGTTGATGGTAAATATATATTGAAAGGTAGAGTAGATAATTCAATTCGTTTAGATGAATTAGTTAAATCATGTCCAGAACCTATAAACCTATATGATTTCTTTTATGATACTAAAATTAATATGGAACAATTACGTGGACATATAAAAAATGTGAAAAAAAGACTTGACAAAAATTGTTGAACCCTGTACCATATACAGTATATTGAGTGATATTAGAGAGGTAAATAATGATAAACGCAATAAGTAAAAGAGAGTATACAGGTACTAACTTCGATACTCTTATGGTAAATGGTGCTGTTGAAGGTCAAGAGTTCGCAACTTTCAAACAGATGATTAAATATCTAGGTTGTTCGGGTAAAGACCTTAAAGGTCTTAAGTCGTTTGCAACTTTGTTCTTTGTTAAAGAAGTAGAAAACGAAAAGGGCGAGACTGAAAAGGTCAGAAGGTTCTTTAATGTCTTCTCAGTAGAACAAGCAAAACAACAGATTGTTTTGAACGCACTTGACAATGTTGATTATTTGAACTCAGTTAAAGAGGTTGCGTAGTGGATTACCAAAGACCCTTTAACTATAATACTAATCTTGCACATTGGAGAATAGAAGATTTTCCTTTGTTAAAGGTTAGTACTAATCAAGGTGGTGGAGATTGTGTACTACCACATTGTTATCTAGAACTAGAACACATCGCAACGGGTTATAAAGATTGGATACCTTTGAACTACAAAGAGTGTCAGTTGATTGACCAATATGTTTATCTAAATAAAGAGAAAACAATAACAGGTATTAATCTTTGTATTAAGTTATTAGACGATAGATTAAAAAGAGATGCGGAAGACGTTGGACAAGAATGGTTGCCTTTAGAGGAAACTCACTTCATTCCAACTGACCCAGCAGAAGTATTCAGACACATTATTAAAACAAACTAGAGAGGTAATATGGCAGAAATGTTAATAGAAGTAGACATCTTAAAAGAAGTCTTAAAAAAAGCAGACATCGTGGAAAAGTTAATTCCATTGATTACTGACTTAGGTTGGGAGTACCAACGAATGAGTGCTGACGGTAAAGAGTCATTTGATAAAATAGAGGAACTACTCATGAGTATGGGTACAGAAGTTCCTGCCTCAGTGGGGGTCAAATAATGCATTATAATGATTTTGTAAAAAAGATGTTCGCAGAAAATTGTAAGGAAAGAGTAGCATATGGTGAAAAACCTTACGATGATATAAATTACTACGAGTCAAAAAACTATATGTTCTTGACTGCGAAGTATAGAAAAGAATATGACACAACCAATACAAGTACAAAAAATTCTTAGTAAAAAAGAATTAAAAGAATTGATTAAGCAACAACAGTTGCAGAAACAATAAGAGATAGTTAACTCTTAGATAAATAACTACGGGAAATCACTCCTGTAAAGGGAGTGGTTTTTATATATAATTTTATAGGAAATAATTATGGAATTAGAACTATACGAAATTCTAGAACGTTTTGAAAAAATAAAGAGTAAAAAAGAAAGAGTACAATTTTTACAAGCAAACTCTATACCAGCATTGAAAGATGTAGTTAGAGGTTGTTACGATAGTACTTTAGAATTTATGCTACCCGCAGGTAAACCACCATATACACCAAATAGACCAGAGAGTGTGCCATCTTCATTAAGAAGATTGCATAGACAATTTGGCGACTTTGTGCGTGGCAGAAAAACTCAGGGTGTACCTCAATTCAAGATAGAACGAAAATTTGTACAGTTACTAGAATCTATTCATGCGGAAGATGCAGAGATTGTTGTTAAAATGATAAACAAAGAACAACCTGCAAAGTATCTTACCGAAAGTCTTGCCAGAGAAGCATTCCCTGGTTTGATTAAAGGTTCTGGATTTGACGAATAAGTAGGGAACTTTTAAAGAACTTGACTCCCAGTTTCGTTATGATACTTAAGGAGGACAATGTATGACATTGGCACAAGTAGAACGTTTAAGGAAAGATGAAAGAGAACTAGATAATCGGATTTATCGATTAAAGAAACAAGGTAAAGATAATTTAGTTCGAAAACTCACCATAAAACGTGGATTCCTTAAGCAATCTATATGTGATTCTTTTAACGAAACACAATAGGGGGTGGTCTTATCTCGTAGGGGGGTATTTCCCCCTTACGTTAATTATAAATAATATATTATGCCGACATATGAATTTTACAACACTGAAACAGAAGAGATAGAAGAACATCTAATGTCTTACAAAGACTTAGATAAATTCGCAGAAGACAATCCACATCTAAAGAAAAGAATATCTGCAACAGCAACAATATCTCAAGCAGGGTCAACACTTAACAAAACAAGTGGTGATTGGAAAAATTTATTAACTAAAATTAAAAAAGAAGCAGGAGGTAATAATGATGTCGCAGTCAAACACGGACTCTCAAAACCCAATACAGTACACGATTGATGATATTGGTGGTGAAGTTGTCAAAGACAACGAAACCTATTTACTCAAAGACAATAAGACTCTTAAGAATCTTGTTTTGAGTTCAACATTATTACATTCTTTTAAACAAACTACAGGTCACAATCATTCAGGACAAGAAGAAGTCTATATCTTTATGAGTGGTAGAGGTTATATAACAGTTGATGAAGAAAAGATTGATGTCGAACCGGGCACAGTAGTGTTGATTCCTGATGGTGCTTTTCATCGAGTTCATAATATTCTGAAAGAACCTTTATACTTTCTTTGTGTGTTTGATGGTAAGAGAAACCATTAATGAAGTTTAAAGAATTACAATCTATGTTATTGAAAGATGAATACTTCATTACTTTTCAAAGTATGAATAGTGATAAAGTGTATACTAAAAAATGCACTTTGAAAGAAACTCCAACTAAAGTAAATCAAAAAGAAGGGAATAGTATTCTTGTTTATTTGAAAGATGATAAAAGATTTGAGGATATTCAACTTACATCTATAAAGGATATCAAACCCGCATGGAGAAATTTGTAATGTATGTTAAAATTAAATAAGATAGAACCTACTACTAAAAATCAAGAACTAGTATTTAAAGCATGGAAGGGCGGTGATAATCTAGTACTTAACGGAAGTGCAGGCACAGGTAAAACTTTTGTATCTCTATATCTTGCACTTGAAAAAATCTTTAGTAAATCTAGAATTAAAAAACTTGTTATCATAAGAAGTGTTGTACCGACAAGAGATTTAGGGTTTTTACCAGGAACAGTAGAAGAAAAACTATCTGCATTTGAAACACCATATCAACAAATGTGTACAGAGTTATTTAATGATAAGAACTCATATGAAACACTTAAAACTAAAAACCAAATAGAGTTTTTATCAACATCTTATATTCGTGGTACCACATTTAATAATTCTATTCTTATAATCGATGAATGTCAGAACTTGACATTTCATGAATTAGATAGTATAATTACACGAGTTGGCAATAATTGTCGAATTATTTTTTGTGGTGATTACTATCAAAGTGATTTCAAACAAGCAAAAGATAAAGCAGGCATTATTGAATTTATTGATATAATTGAACATCTAAATAGATTCTCAGTTATAGAGTTTGATTGGAAAGATATAGTTCGTTCTGATTTTGTTCGTGATTATATTATGACAAAAGAAATGTTGGAGAAAAAATGAAAACAGTAATGAAATTGATTGAATGGATATTAACTTGTTGGCGTAGTGTCATGGACAATAGATACAATCCACTAAGTTATATTAAAGACCCAAGTATTCAAAGTTATTTTACATTAGCATTGTTTGTAATGTGGTCTTGTTATTTTGGCATAGTTGCAATTGTTTGGTTAGACTGGGAAAATTATAATATACCCACTTCAATTATAATACACATTGCAGTTCTTGTTCCTATCATGATAACGAATTACGTGTTTAAAGAGGCAAAAAACGGTAATATAAAATGACAGAATTTACTACAGGTATACACAATGCATGTATAACTATACTAAAAAGTTCAAGTTTAACACTTGCACTAATCTATACCTTTGGACACATAGTCATTTCAATGACAGTTATATATTTTATGACAGGTGCTACATTATTTGAAGCAGGTATAGTTGCACTTGTTGAACCCGCAATAAATGGTGTATGGTTTTATATTTTGCATTCTGTCTGGAGAAAATTAAAGTGAGAGTAGGATTTACTTGTAGTACTTTTGACTTACTACATGCGGGTCATGTACAGATGTTACGTGATGCAAAATCTCAATGTGAGTATCTTATCGTGGGATTACAGATAGACCCGAGTGTAGATAGAAAAGAAAAGAATGCACCCATTCAAACAATCGTTGAAAGGTATACGCAACTCAAAGGTGTTAAGTACGTTGACGAGATTATACCCTATGCAACTGAACAAGACCTAGAAGACATTCTAAGTCTATATACTATTGACGTAAGAATATTAGGAGATGAATATCGTGATAAAGACTTTACGGGAAGAGACATCTGTCGTCAAAGAGATATTGAAATATATTTCAACAAAAGAGACCATAGATTCTCTACTAGCGATTTAAGAAGGAGAGTTTGTGAAACTTAGTAAAAATTTTAGTTTAGAAGAAGTAATTAGAAGTTCGACTGCAACAAAGTTGGGCATTGATAATACACCAAACGAAGAACATTTAAAAAATCTACAAGTAGTGGTTGATGAAATTGCACAACCACTCAGAGACTATTTCGGTAAACCCGTTAGAATAAACAGTGGGTATCGTTCTCCTGCATTGAATGATGCAATTGGCGGTTCTAAGAAATCTCAACACAGTAAAGGAGAAGCACTCGACTTAGAAATAGACGGCGTATCGAACATGGAAGTTGCAGGTTGGATTGCAGAGAATTGTGATTATGACCAAGTGATATTAGAATTCTATAATCCTGCAGAAGGGCCTAACAGCGGTTGGGTTCACGCATCATGTAAAGCAGACTTATCACAAAACCGAGAGAGAAATCTGATTGCATTGAAAGACGGAAACAAAACTGTCTACTTAGTGACTGAGGATTTTATTGAAGAATGAGACTATAAAAACATTTGATTTTAATATCGATGTTTCTGTCTATCAAAATGAATTTGATAATTTAGATTGGAACTATTTAAATAAATTGCAAGAGAAAATGATTTTAAAGTCGAGCGGACTATTTAAAGATATGGCACATTTACCTGTTGGTTTTGATAAAGCAATAGTTCTTAAATTTTTAAATAAAGAAACAAATTTATATAATATGTTTTATGATGAAGAATTTTTTAAACCTATTCTTGATTACTTCGGAGACCAAAGTAAAATATCTAATATATTTTTTAATTTATTAGAAAAAAATACAAAAATTTTACCACATATAGACCCAATCATTGGCAAATTGTATAGAAGAATTCACATACCAATTGTTACTAATGATAAAGTTTTGTTTATTAATGCAGGACATGTTGTAAATATGAAAGAAGGTCGAGCATACGAAATAGATAATTCTAAAACACATGCGGTAAATAATGCATCTGATAAAGATAGAATACATTTAGTTATAGATTATTATGAGTAAAAAACAACATAGATATAAAGAAGCAACTCCAGAGCAAATAAAAGAGTGGCATGAGACCGAAGGTAAATGGTGGGCAGATAGAGCATTAAAGTTCGTGATTTTTGCATCTATTCTGCAAGTATGTACAATACTTTTTATGGGATTGAACTTCTATTTAATTCAATTAGTTACTTGACAAAACGTGAGGCATTATGTATAATATACATATGCTGAACAAAGACCCTTACAATAAAGTTATTCTTACTGATTGCGACGGCGTTCTCTTGAATTGGGGATATGCTTTTAGTATTTACATGCAACAACAAGGTGAAGAAAAACGAGAAGAAGGTTGGGGTTCTTATAATGTTGCAGATAACTTTTACATTAGTAAAGAACAAGCAAAGTATCACATTAGAATGTTTAACCAATCTGCGGCAATAGGTTTCTTGCCAGCATTAAGAGATGCCGCACACTGGGTACCAAAGATTCACAAAGAACTTGGATATGTCTTTCACTGTATTACTTCTTTATCTAAAGATTATTCTGCACAACAATTACGTAAACAAAACTTAGAAAAGATTTTTGGTGATACTTGTTTTGAAAAGATTATTTGTTTAGACACTGGTGAAGACAAAGATAGAGTTTTAGAAGATTATCAAGATAGTGGTTATCTATGGATTGAAGATAAAGTTCAGAACGCAGAGTGTGGACTTAAATACGGTCTAGACTCAGTATTATTTGAACATGGGTTCAACATGAATAACGAACAATTTAAAAAGTATCCTACTTGGAAATCTATCTACGAAGATTTAGCATCTGCATAAATAGTTCTTTTATAAGGAGTGATTATGGCAGAAGATACTTTAAATATAGTACAAAAGAAAGTTGCGGTCGAATTAGAAATTGACCCAACTTTAAAAGCACCGAAGGTAAATAGATATCAATGGTTGATAGATTTATCTGAGGCAGTAGATGCTTGGAGAATCTTTCCACGTGTCTTTATTTCTACATACATATATCTGTTATATAAAACAACTATATGGTTTACAACTTTACCCGACCCTAACACTGCTCAAGCAGGTTTAATATCTGTTGTAGTTGGTGCTGGTGCGGCATGGTTTGGTTTATATGCAGGTACTGGAAGTAGAGGTGGCAAAACTACTATTGGTAAATGAGATACGTAGGTTTTTCAAGTCAATTTCATGATGCTGGACTATCAATCATTGAAGAAGATGGTTCAGTATCATTTGCCGCACATGCTGAAAGATATACAAAAGTAAAAAACGACCCTAGATTACCATACCAATTAATGGAACTCATTAAAGATGATGATGTTGTTTCATTTTATGAAGATATAGGAACAAGAAGTAAACTACACAATATTCGTAAAGACGTATTTCCTACTCAGATGAAATCTATGAGTCAAGGCGTAACTCGTGCAGGAAACTATGGATATGTGCCAGAAGAAATAGAAGGGACATATGATGTATCTCACATGCATCATGAATCACACGTTGCACAAAGTTTATATACTTGTCCATGGAAAACAAATGATGATATAGTTATGGTATCGATTGATGGTGCTGGTGAAGAACAAACATCTGTAATTTATGATGCTAATTTTAATGTTATTGATGATGTTCATGACCCACAATCTATTGGTAAAATTTATGGTCACGTAACAAGAACTTTAGGATATAAACCACTAGAACATGAATATATTGTTATGGGTTTGTCTTCATATGCAGAACCCGACAAAAAATTAGTGCAATTTTTTACAGACTATTATGAATCATTTAGTCAATATACAAGAGAAGAATTTTTAAGATTAAAATATACTTTAAATGAAAAAGCAATAGAAAAAGTAAATACAGGAGAAGTCCGGGGAGCGAATCTTTCAAATGTATACTATAGATTTCCGACAATGATTGCTGATTTTGAATATAAGTTTATAGAAAGACTTTGGAATGTTTCTTGGGAATATGATGCTAAAGTTATTGCGGCATCAGTTCAAGAATTTACAGAAAACAAGATATTAGAAATTATGCGAACTGCAAGAAAACATGGAAGTAAATTGGTTTATTCTGGTGGTTGCGCCCAAAACATTATTGTTAATTCAAAGATAAGAGATATGTTTGACGATGTGCATATTGCAATTGCGCCTAGTGATGCTGGTAGTTCTTTAGGGTGTGCCGCAAAAACATGGGCAGAAGAAACTGGTGGTAAAAGATTAAAGTGGTCACCATATTTAGGATATGATATAAAAAATAAAATTAATCCAAAAGAAGTAGTAGACTATCTAATGAAAAACAAAGTATGTGGTGTTGCAAATGGTCGTGCAGAGTTTGGGCCTCGTGCATTAGGTAATCGTAGTCTTCTTGGAGATGTAAGATACGATATTAAAGATACAGTAAATAAAATTAAAAAAAGAGAACTGTTTAGACCCTTTGCACCCGCAATACTAGAGGAATATGCAGACGAATACTTTGACGGACATAAGAACGAATACATGCAATATACTTGTAATGCAAAACACGATTACAAGTCTGTTATCCATATTGATGGTACTTCTAGATGTCAAGTGGTAAAGAAAGATTGTCAAAGTGTGCTTAGACAAATATTAGAAGAATATTATGAACGAACAGGTGTGCCAATGTTACTTAACACTTCGTTAAATATTAAAGGTCAACCTATGTTAAATAATGAACAAGATGTCAAAGAATGGCAAAGTAAATACAACGTGAGAATATTTTGAAACAATTTAAATGGAGAGGTACTTGGGGTATGGGTGATGTTTGTATGGCATTAAATGTCGCACATAATTATTCTCATACACACGATGTTCTAGTTGAATTAGAAATGCATTGGAATCATGATGAAGATTACAAAGAACATGAACTTGACCCAGAAACTATTGTTCAAAGAATGTCTGGATTATATAGACAATATTATCAAAATGAAAGAGTTAGTTTGACTCATGTTTTCAATACAAGTTTATTTGAATACAATATACCATACACACAAGATTATCAACAGAAAACACGATGGATATTTCCAGATAACAAACCTAATGCAGATATAAATCCATATCGTGATTGGGTATTTAAAAAAATGCCAAACCCAAGTTACAAGAAAAACTCTGCGGTTATTTGGACGCCAAATCATAATAGTGAACCACCAAAAGTATGGAAAAGACAACTGTCTAAAGAAGATTGGGACAACGTCAAATATAAATTAGAAGAAATTAGTAGTGTTACTGAACTTACGTATCGAACACCAGTGTATGAGGCATATAGAGCAATACAAAATGCTGACTATATTATAAGTTACGAAGGTATGTGGCATGGAATTGCACGGAACTTTGCAAAAGCAATTGCGATACAGTCGCCAGAATCTGTTACATTACAAAATACACCACAAGTAAAACTTTTATCAAGTAGAAATAAGTTTTTCAAGTGGTTTAACTCAGACTTATCAATAAGAATAACCGGAATGCAAAATCGTGCAAAAGAATATTATAAAAAATTAATTAAGTACTATGAAGATTGATAGAGCAGTCATTGAAGTAAATGGGGGTTGCAATTACTCATGTACTATGTGTCCACAAGACATGCGGACGGGTGGTCGTGATAAAAGATTTCTCAAGAAGATGAACCTATTAGACTTTGAAGATAATGTTAAAGATTGTGCAAAACATGGATTACGAGTAGTCAATCTAGAAGGAAGTGGAGAACCCACTCTTGCAAGAAATCTACCAGAGTATATTAAGATAGTCAAGAAGTATAACGCACTTGCATTCTGTTTCTCAAATGGTTTTAGAATGCATGGTAAATTTATGCGTGATTGTGTTGATGCGGGACTAGACTTCTTTAGGTTCTCAATGATTGGATATGATAAGAATAAATATAATGAAATGATGCACAATCGTGTCGGTGGTAATTTCGATAAGATATGTAAGAACATCAAAGAGATGCAAAAGTATGTAGACGAAAGTGGTAGTAATTGTGTAGTCGCAACTTATCATTTGATTACTGACGTAGAGAATGAGTTTGATGAATTACAAGAATATACTGCACTAACAGAAGAACTGGGAGTGAAAACAGAAATCTGGAGAATGCATAACTGGAGTGGAGTATATGATAACAAAGATAAAAGAAGCGGTAAAATTAATACTTGTGGTCGTCCTTTCAGTCCTGATGTTGTTATTCGTGCAGGCGGGTTGGACGGTCAAAGAGGAGCAGTCGCACCATGTTGTCAAGTTCTTGGTCGGGACGAGGAAGCAGTTCTTGGACACACCAGTAAAAATACTATAGAAGAAATATGGAATGGGCCTGCATATGTTGAACTACGAGAACAACACACAACTGGAGATTATCCAGACTATTGTAAAGATTGTGACTTTCTGGTAGATGACCCAGAAGTTCTGGTATGGACTAATCACAAAAGAGATTTATATAAGATGCATGGAACGGAGTTTGATTTAGATGATTACAGATAGACCATGGGGA